TGAAAGTAAGGGAAAGGAAAGCAAAACTTAACTGGGATGCCAACCAGACCGCACGGGTGAAAACCCGCTTACCGGAAGAGCCGGAGCCGGAACCCGGAGGGTAACACCGCCGGAACCCGACAAACACCAGTCGCTGCAAAGTGTTCTTTGGAAGGTTGAGCCAGACAGCGGAGAGATAACAGGGAGCTTCGGCAACCGAAAACTTTCCGGAGACGGATAAAGGTGAAAGCCTGAACCGTTTCACCATCGGAGGGAAGCAGCAATGTAACCCGTACGAAGGGCAGAAGGGCGCTCCGTCCGCCAAAACTTCAGAAGGGAGCAATTCCGGAAGAAGGACAACGGGCAGTCCGGAATCCGGGTGGTAACACACCTGTGAGGAAAGACCAGGGCAGACATTTCCGGAAAGTAACCGAAAGGCGAAAACCGGGGAAAGAAAGCCGGTCAGAATAACAGTAACCTGGCACTGTGTGAAATTTCGATGGAAGCTACTGAAGGTCAAATGGGCGGTCAAACTGCAGATGAAGGAGCATTTATGACAACAGATGTTATTGATGATTCATCACTGCAGAACTTCCTTGCTCGACCTGTACGTATAGCTAATTTTACTTGGTTAGAAACTGATCCAAGTGGAGTTGATCTTCTGACACTCCAACCTTGGTCATCTTTCTTTAATGATCCACGTATAAAATTTAAGCTGAATAATTTTGGATTTATAAGATGTAATTTGCATGTTAAGATTTTGTTAAATGCTTCACCATTTTACTATGGAGCTATGTTAGCATCTTATCAACCATTGCATAATTTTAATCCTAAAGGTTATTTAACAGCAACCATTAATGATTTGATTTTTAAATCACAGCGTCCGCATGTTTATTTATTACCTCAAAAGAATGAGGGTGGTGAGATGCAATTGCCATATCTTAACCGGCAAAATTTCATTGCAATAAACGATCTTACTGATTTTGATGATATGGGTCAATTGCGTTTTACAACAGTTACACCATTACGTTCTGCTAATGGAACTGTTGGCACTGGTGTATCTATTCAAGTGTACGCCTGGGCAACAGATGTCAAGTTATCAGCTTATACTACCTCTTTAGCTGCACAATCCAAAGAATGGTTTGTACAAGCTGATGAGTATGGTACTGGTCCAGTATCTGCGCCTGCTAGTTATGTCGCATCTATTGCGGGTAAACTTAAAAGTGTACCTATAATAGGGCGTTGGGCTACAGCCACTCAGATTGGTGCTAGTGCAGTTAGTGGTATAGCTAAACTTTTTGGTTTTACTAATGTACCAGTTATTGAAGATACTATGCCTTATAGACCAGCAGCAATGCCACAATTAGCTAGTGCTGAAATTGGTTATCCTGTCGAAAAATTAACATTGGATTCAAAGAATGAATTATCCGTAGATCCATCTATATTTGGATTACCAAGTGAGGATGAACTAGCAATGGTTAATTTAGTAACCAAGGATTCTTATATTACACAATTTGTTTGGGATACATCAGCAACTGTTGATACTATTTTATTTCAGAGTAGAGTTACTCCTAATATGTTTAATACAACATCGGATGCAGTTAATACACCAGTCTTTTTTACACCCATGGCATATTTTGGTAAATGCTTTAAATATTGGCGTGGTGATTTGATTTTCCGTTTTGATTTTATGGTTTCTCCTTTTCATAAAGGTAGAGTAAAAATAAGTTTTGATCCTCAAGGTGACACTACTGATAATTTGATCACAGTTGCAAACTCCTCGCATATAGTTATAACAGAAATTATTGATTTGGCTGTGCATACATCTTTTGAAATGAGAATACCTTATCAACAAGCGTATCCATATTTGGAGATGCCTGCCACAAATCAAGTTGCTGATGTTCCATTTTCCACAACACCATCTTTTTCTTTCTTGCAGGGATCTGATAACGGAATGTTTACAGTGCGAGTTCTAAATATATTGACAGCTCCTGTTGCTACTTCGCCAATTAATGTGGTAGTATCAGTGAAAGCTGCTGATAATTTTGAATTTGCAGATCCTCGTAGATTTGATCCATCACTAACTCCTTTTGTTGTACAATCAAAGGAAACACCGGTAGAACCATCTGTCTCTTCCAATTTAACAGGTGTTGCTGTCGATATTGATACTAAACGAGCTTTGATTAATTTTGGTGAAGCTGTTGTATCATTTAGACCTTTATGTAGGCGAAATAATTTCTCACATATTATAGCAACTAATGATAGAACCATTACTACTGATTTAGCAGCTGTTGAATATACTTTTCATAAGATGCCACCTTTTCCTGGATATGATCCAGCAGGTTTGTATTCTGCTGCTAGACAACTGGCGGCTGGTGCTGCTCCATATAATTATGCGAGAATGTTACCATTGCAATGGGCTAGTTTATGTTTTGTAGCATATAGAGGGTCTATACAGTGGCATTTTAATCCTAATATGCCTAATGCATCTATAAATCATTTTAGTGTTAATAGACGACCTGATATTACATCAGCGAGTAGTTTTAATATAACTGCTCAACCTCTTGGTTTAACCAAAAGTTCAGCGTCTTATGCATATTTCTTTTATAATTCAGATACTACTGGTGGAACTGCTCTGACTAATACATTAGTGCAGACAGGCCTGCATGTACAATTTCCTAATTATACTAACTTTCTTTTTCAATCAACAGATCCTAGAAATTCTACTGCACCATCAAATGCTTATTCGCGCAAAGACGGATCTGCATATGATACTGCCGTTATGACTTTATTGTCAACAGCTCCCAAATTACTTTCTTCAGCTACAAGTCAAGCTGCTGTTGAAGTATTTTGTGGTGCTGGAACAGATTTTTCACTTCTGTTCTTTTTGAATTGTCCTGTAATGTACAAGTTCAATTCAAATCCAGCACCCAATTAGGTCAGTTATTTTTCTGACACCCATGCTATTATGGTTAAAATAGCACCCCACATTGAGATTTAAACTCTTATTAAGGAATCCGAGTATTCATTTAATTTAATATCGGCTAGCGGTAAGAGGTGTGTTTGGGGACACATATTAAAACCGGTGATGTTATACATCACCCCTTTATTTAGTTATTATAACTATGTATCGGGGTTCCGGTACTAGTTAGCAACTTTATAAGGGGAAAGCGGCAAAGCTATCCTTTTCCAAAAAAAAAAAAAAAAAGCAAAACCGGGAAAACCCGGCGACGCAAAGTCATGAGTCTAAAGCTGAACTGAGCCAGGACTGTCAGGCTAC